CGTGCTCGAGCGCGACGAGGAACGCGAGCGCGAACTCCACGAAGAGGAGTTATTTTTTGTGACGTAAATTGTTGTCCGGGTCGGGACGCGACGCATACCACGCCTTTGGGGCTTTGTGCTTCGTGACCAGGACATATTTGTATACGCGGGCCACACCCCATTGGTCGGCGGTCACACCGGGACGGGACCCACTCGTCTGCCATGCGCGCCGACCTCTATTGTATACTGTGTTGAGCGTTTTCGTCGGTATTCCTGTTTTTTTCGAAATGTTTATTTTTTTAAATTTTAGATCCGGGTATACCCTGTGGAACAATTGTGTCCATCGAGACTTGCGCGTCCGTGCGCCGCGGTCCGAACGACCAAGTTTGAATGACGTACGGGTCAGGAGTTCCTTTCGGCGGACGCGCGTCATGGCGGGACTGAGTCCTGCAAAATATCGCGTCGGCCAAGTTTTCATTACGGTCGGTACATATTTTATTTTCTGACCACATGATAAATGAATCCCGAAAAGCGTCGTAATGTTATCAAGGCATTTTACGAATACGACAAAATCGATAAAGAACTCGATGAAATCGATCGTAAAATCGACGCGCTCGGCGTATCGAACAATTTTACAAACGCAAACAAGGTGGAATATGCCCGACTTATGAATCGGCACAATCCGTTGGCTACTAAAAAACTGCAAATCTTTAAAAAAATACGCAGATACAAATTTGAAAATGTTGTTCGGGACGAAGCTCTGTGGCTCCGTCGATCCAAACTCGTTAAAAGATTTTTGCCCAATATAAAGAGAAAATTTCGTAACATGGGCACGAACCCAAATTCACTCACATCAGCCAGACGCACGAATCTTATCGGGACATTCCACGAAATTGCCAAGGCGAACAAGGCGATTGCGAAAATTTCCACTATTATCGAAGGCGAAAACAGTAGTATACCGGCTGGATACAGACGCCTGGGTCGACTCTACGCCCAACTTAATCGACTGGCCGACAAACGATACAACCTGGCACAAAAAACCAGTGGACATTCATTCCCGCGATTGGTCAAAAGTGAGGCGGCATGGCGTGCCCGGGCACCATTGGCGCACGCGACCGGTATGTGGTGGCACGTACGGACCCAGGCTAAAAAATGGCACAGATCGCCGGTGGCCAAACAATCACCTGTCGTCCAGACCTTGCCGCCGCCACCGCCGCTGCCGCCTCGCCGAGCCCACACGCCTCGACCGGTACGGCCTCACCCCGTCCCGACCGGGCCTGCGCACGCAGCAATCACATGGACCCGCAGCCCGGGTGGTAAAATTAACGTCCACAGGACACTTGCGAATATAAATAAAAAATTGTCCAGTGCCAACCTGGTCAGGCTGTCGAAGATGGCGAACGAAAACGAGAATGCGTTCAAAAATTATGTCCGGGCACTCGCGCGCGCAAATAAGTAGGTTTTGTCCGCGGCGCTAAGGACAATGGGATACACTGGGTACCCATGCACAAATGCCTCGCCGTCTCACGTCCCCGAACAACTTTGAGGTTATCGTGGGTCAGGATTCGACCGAAAATCACGCTTTATCTAGCCGTATGAAGGCACACGATCTATGGTTCCACGCCAAGGACTGTCCGGGTGCCCATGTCGTTCTACGTACGGCGACAAAGACGACACGGGTTCCGCAACAGGATATCGAATGGGCGGCTGGCGTAGCCGCCTGGTTTAGCAAAAAGAAGGGGGTCGGGCGGGTAAACGTCACGTGCGCATATGGCGCGGACGTGACGTGTATCGCACCAAAGGGGACGGTCATGTGTGCATCGCGCGAATTTGTCTCGGTTCGGTGTCAAAAAGTTTAGGTTGTGTCTACGGCGCCGAGCCTTGGACTGTGGTATGTGTATCCAAAAACAGCAATGGCAACCTTTGAGCTCATGTATGCTGCGGCCGTCCGCGTGAACCACCCCGACCCCGCGAAGATGGCGGCGACGGCACTCCGGTGTCGCGAACGCGCCTTGGCTATGGATGCCGCGAAGCGTAAGGTTATCGTTCTCGTGAACCCGCCACCGACGACGACGGCTTCTCAGGCGGCACCAGGGGCGGCCAAAAAGACCAAGGCTGCAGCGGGCGCAGCCACCACAGGACCGCAGTGTACCGCCCGTACCCTCGAAGGGCGCCAGTGTCCTTTCCGGGCAGCATCAGGGTGTGGGGCATTTTGCCGCAAGCATTTCCATATGGTTTAACTTTTTTTGAATGTGTATTGTAATATGTACGTCCAGGCACTTTTGGTCAACGCAGCGATCGTCCTTGTCGTCCCGCGCGTCTTTACGAAACCGGTTGGCATTCAGGCTTTTGACGAGTTTGTTTCGTATCTCAAGGCTCAGCAGGCTTTTATAGTGTACTCGTCCGTGCTACTCGCTCTCGTTCTTTACGGGTCCAACTACTGGATCGAACATGGAGCCGCCACCGAAGCCGTCAAGTGATTCGTCAATCAGACGACGGGTCGCCGAATGGTCCCACGTCGTTATGCGGTTCGTCGCACAATGACGCATGTGTTTAATAAGATCGTCCAGTGAAGGCTGACCCCATTCCATGTCCCGCGTGTACAGAAAATCATCCTGACCGACAGTCGTCCGCGTGCACGACACGACAAACGGACTCGACGGCACATATTCTTTCAGACCTCCGTAATCTGTAAGAATAACAGGTTTGTTCCGAACGGCCGCCTCGACCGCACCCATCCCGACACCCTCCGAGTGTGAACAATTGACGTAGCAGTGTGCCGACCGATGAATCATATCAAGTTCCTTGTCGGTCATAAGATCGTTCAGCACATGGACACCCGGTAACCGTAGATTATAGGGCGCGCGACACGTCGCTTTGAGCAACAGACGCACGTTGGGAACCTCGAGGCGCACAAATGCCTCGAGGAGCATTTTGATATTTTTTCTAGGATCGGCCATGTTTCCGATTGTATAAAAGATGTACGGCCCGTCGTCAGGTACGAGACTATATTCCGGTTTGGCCACCGCGTGACGTAAAACTTTGAATTCGCCGTGCGGAAACTGTCGCTCGAAAACCTTTTTACAAAATTCACTCGGAACGTAGAGTGTTCTGTACCGATCGACGAGCATGCCGTAGTCGGGATGGACCGTCTCGGTTTCGCACACCGTCATGTACATCCGGTGTTTACACGGGGCCAGGTGCCAATCGACCATCGTCATTTGGTTCTTGAGCGGGAGCACAAATGCAAACCCGATCTCGTGAACGTTACTCGACGGAGGGTGGTGGTATTCGATATATTCGCCGCCGACCAGATCGGCGTACCGTTTCGTCACTTGGCCGATACCGGCGAGAAGACTCGGGCCGACGAACAGCATTTATGGTACATTGACTTATTTCCCTATTAACTTGTTGTTGCCTCTCAATTTCTCGTTCACTTTGGGTATGTTTTTATCCAGATTGATGTTCCACGTGACACGGTGACGATTCGCATTCGTGACTTTATAAACACCAGGTTTTCCCTGAACGAGTAACTTTTGAAATCCCAATCTACTAAAAATATATGATGAAATTGGCCAGATTGATTTTCTTGCCCGATTTTCATTGTTTTTGTTAAATGTAATATGAATAGACATACCGCCGGCGCTTTTAAATCCTGCATTTTTTGCCGCCCGTACGACGAGCGCCGTGATGTATCCGGCCAGACCCTTGCCCTCATAGTTTGGATCGGTCGCAATAGCTGAAATATTAAGATGACCGGGCCGGTTGTTATTGGGTCGAACGGTCACGTACGACGCATTGTTACCCACCGAAACTTTGACCGAACTACCACCGTTGTTGTTTACTTTGATGGCAGGGTGACTATTTTTTACGATGCGCTTAAAATTTGGAATAGACATATATATAATGGAGGAAAAAGAATTATATATATGGTGTCGTGTACTCCGATCCAGACTTGAAAAGAAATACGACCGCGATATGATCGAACGACAATTCACGACATTCAATCAAGTTATCGGTCCGTGTCCTGAAATTATTCATATTATTGAGAACCCGTGTGACAGAGAGGCTGTTTTTAAATTTTTAACGGTACGGTGCAGAATTCTTGATATTACGGAGAATGATCGCCTTTGTCAGTCTGTTGCCCGAACTGGTGTACCATTGACCACCTCGGTACCGATAACTACTATTGGCCCGCATCCAGTTGGCCCCGGTGACCCAAAACATGAGGTCCGGGATGGACACGTTTGCGACCGCAGCCTCATTTCCACCGAGATACCGGTTCACTTTGTTTTCGATCGCGGCAATCTTAGCATTGCGAACAGGTGCACCCTTCGCGTAACTCATGCCAGCTTTGACGCGCTTCAGGTACGAATTCCAGGTATGGTTCGCCTGGCGTGGTTTTTTAGGCTCGTTGGGAAATACGGGCGCCGGACGACGCAGGCCTGTTTTTCGACTGATTGTAAACGCAGGTCCGTTGCGCGTATTAAAGAAATAGTAGTCACGTCCGTACTGCGGAATGTAATAACGCCACGTGCGATCTTTATACGCCGCCGGATTCTTCTTGTCGAAGGCCGTGAGTTTGTACAGCCCGCCCTTTGGTACCTTGTATGACATTTTAAGTGATCTGTTCAGTACGGGATATCTTTGGCGCGAAACGACACCGGGCATGGCTCGCGCGAGTGCCGCCCGAGTGGACGCATTTGCGCGCGCGGCAATAAACTGCCACACGTGTGCCGGAAAGACATTACGGGCCGGTCGGGCCGGTGGCGAAGGGCTGCACGGTGATGCCGACGGCGACCTGGTTTTACAAGCGGTACAACACGACATATACTCTCATTCAAGAAGAATATATGGCCTGCATAATTGACGAATCCTCGAGCGGAACGAGGTCCGGACGTGTCGCCACGAGACGCCGCGTCGCAACGTCTTGGGCGACTGCAAGTTTGTGTTCGAACGCATCAAGGTCTTCACCGGTCGCGCGTCTAAATTCCGTATCGGTTGTTATATCACGAAGAGCCATGATATACCCCATAGCGTAGTTGGCGTGCAGAACCTGAATCACTTCGGATTCATCCTGAAGACTTGCCACCATATACCGCGCCGCTTGGCGATAAAGAGTTCGGATCGCTCGATCGTCAACTTTACCACCGTTGGTCGTCCGTGACAACCACCACGCGACAAGTGCAACTGCGACAACGAGTGCAATCACAAACTGTTGTTTCATTTGTAATAGTTTAATTTTATAATTCATCGTTCGCAACCATACGCGCTACGACATTATTTATTTCGGCACGCGTATACGGGTACACATTTTGGGTCACGGGGTTGAATCCACCGTAAAGGTGCATTCTGATATTTGCCGGAGTTATCCATTGATTATTCGCGCGGAGTTGGCGGGCGACGCGTCTGATGTTGTTTTGTCTGGCTTGGCGCGCACGGCTCAGAATCATCATGACGATTTCGCGCGGCAGTCTGGGTACGGGAGTCGGTGGGCGCCGTGCGCGTTTAGGGGTTCGGGTATTCAGGTTCGTGGTCGCTTTCCGTTTCATTAATGTTCCACACGATTTTAATCAAAGACGTGATTATAAAGGGTATCTTTATAATCACGACCCTGGTGGGTGTCGAACCCACAGTCTATTTTTATGAATAATATTTTGATCCTTTTGATATATTATCTTTCGCCCATAAAGGTTGTAAATTTGAGAAATGAAAGCATTCTTTCTGCTGATCTATATCACGTAGGTCATATAATATGCAAGGCCGAATATGATCAACATGCCATTGTCCGTAATTATCCCATGACATCCCTTTAGTAAATTTTGATTCTAAATAAATTTTTAATTCATCGATAGAACAACCCGTGAGTTCTAATGTTTTTCCAACTTTTTTACTCACCGCTAAATATAACCTAGTACTTAAGTTATGTCGCAATCTATATAACGGATCATTCGCTCTATGTATTTTTTCTCTCGTACGTCTCTTTGAATTAATAACTTCATTGTTAGCATTGACATAAGTTCGAGCAATTTCGTTATATTTTTCTCTATCATTTTCACGTTTTTCTTTTTCAAGCTTATTCTTACATGATTTACACTTGTTTGTTCGTTTAGCAAAATATAAATATTGTTTTTCTTCGTTACATACCGTACATTTTACGGTAGTATCAGGTGATTTTATGTTTAGTGCGAGTCGCGTGCAAGACTTGCATTTATGCCTATTTTTACCAAACATTTCAATATCTTTATCAATATTACACGATGGGCATATCCTACCCATATATTATTGATATAGACAATCTTTAAGTCTAACGACCCTGACGAGACTCGAACTCGTGACACGGATTTAGAAGATCCGGATTTTATCCAACTAAACTACAGGGCCAGGTTCCAGCGAGGATCGAACTCGCATTACAGGATTCAGAGTCCTATGTACTGACCATTATACTATGGAACCGTTGAGCTCTCGTCGGGGTTCGATCCCGATACCTCTCGCTTACTAAACGAGTGCTCTACCAATTGAGCTACGAGAGCATAGTGCTCCAACCCAGGATCGAACTGGGGTTAGCGGCTGACTGATACACTTTTCATAAGACCACCGTACTTACCGATTATACTATTGGAGCTCGGGGTACAAAGCCCCTTTTTTTTCAGATTCCGGTCGAACCAAACCCGTCGGCACCACGGGTCGTATCTGGTAGCGCACCCTCGACGACATCGGCACTCACGTACTGCTCAAGGATGAGCTGCGCGATGCGATACCCGGGCTTGATCACAAAAGGTAGACGCATATCCGTGTTGACGAGTACAACCTTGAGCTCGCCCGTATAGTCCGGGTCGATGACACCTGCGAGCGTGTCCAGACCGTGCTTCACGGCCAGTCCAGAGCGAGGTGCAATGCGACCATAGGTTCCGGGTGGGAGCTGAACGGCCACGCCGGTAGATACGACGACACGGTGTCCAGGAAGGACGACGTACCCGTCGGTCGCGTAGAGGTCATAGCCGGCGGCGCCCGCAGAACCGCGCGCAGGGAGGATAGCGTTCGGTGTCAGGCGAGTGACCAGAAGCTGTGCTGCCATTGTACACGAATATGGGTGTAAATCTTTATCTACAGTACAAGTAATGAGTCGCTGCGAGACCCGCGAAGTGTATACCATTTCGGTCGACAGCCTGTACGCCTCGGCGCCGAACGCATCGAACGTGTTTACGGCCTACCTCAACGTGCCGCTCCGTAACGTCGTCCGGGCCGAACTTCTGAGCGCCAGTATCGACTCGACCGGGGCGCCGACGTCCAATGTCGTCTACGTACAGGTTGAAGAGCTCGTCAATAAGTTTCACGACCACGCCGTGCTCAAGTACCAACAGTCCGTGTCCGGAAATACATCGAGCGTCGGCCAAGTGACACAGGTTCCTGTGAACGCGCGTGTCATGGCCGAGGCTTTTGCGACCGTCCACGGCGTTCCGTCCGGCGGACGGTTCCTGTTCGCGTCCGCGAGTCAGTATCCGGCCTACGCATCATACATAAACCCTATTCGTAAACTTGACCGGCTCACCGTGTCGCTCTACGATCAGACGGGCGCGAGCCTGGTCACAAACACACCCACGTTCATGCTTTTCAGATTCGAGTGCGCGACCGATAACCAGTGTCTGTACTAGAGAAGACGCATGAGAAGTGTCGCCAGGGCTGTAAGACTCGTGACGGACACGTCATCGGTCACGACGTGCAACAGTTCAATAGGGGAAAATTGTACGTGATGAATCACCGTATCGTTCACGACCGACGGCACAAAACCAACCACGGACGTTCGCACAATGTGCCGTTCGACGAACCGCGTCGTTCGCTTCACAATTGGCCCGGAATCCCGAAGGACTTTCCGGACCTGGACGCACGTTCGTCTCATCCTCTTTTAATAGATCGGATTATTTGTTCGGCGCGTTTGCGTGCACCGCTTACGTTTCTGGAGCCTATCTTCTTTATGAAGTTCTGTACGGCGGCGTTGCCACGACGCAGTTTTTGAAGCGAATTCAGCCGGGCTGCATTTTTCAGACCCTTTTCGGGTCGCTGGCCTGTGAGCGGGTTACGATTTTTGATACCCGGGTAGACAAAAGAACCGGCAAGAACAACCAGTACATTCTTATACATGTATTTCAGGCGTTCGAGCGGGATACCATAATGGCGCGTAATTTCACGGTGGATGTGGTCTCGCCCGATACCGGGTACGTACGCGAGCGTCGAATCGACAAACTCGACCGGTTCGGCCATACCCGGAAACTGTAACTTGTACGAAATAACTTGGTACACAGTCTTTCCGGTCGCGGGCAGGACCCGGATCGGCGGAACAAACTCATTCACGACCAGTTTCACACCGGCCGTCCGGTACTCCTTGTTGAGCCACGCGATGAATCCCGTCACGTGTCTGGACATGACTTGGCGCATGGCGAAAATACGCGTCGACACAGCGACCCGGGATGTGAGCCGACGCGGAACCGCAAATGTGAAATCGAAATCGGACGTACCGCGGACGAGCGGCGGCATCTTCTTGCGTCGGGCCTCGAGGTACAGCCGGACGGCCATACCACCGCCGAGATACGGAACGAAGCCGCCGTACTGGCGCGTCAGACGTCTGTGCGTCTTGCAATACGCAACAAACAGTTCGGGGAGCGAACGTACGATGGTCCGACGGTCATAGAGCGCCCGCGGGTGTTCCTTCGTGACCCGGCGTTCGAGTGCCCGGGTGCCGTCACACAACATAATTTCGGCGTGGAAAGCACCCTCGTGAAATATACTTTTGCGCCGCGGCGAATAGTATCCGTCGTATCGCTCCGGGCGAAGAAATTCGCGCGTCAGACGCTGGGCCAATTTGGCATCAATGTCCGAGACGCTCAGACGTTGACCGGCGCGCACATTACGTGCACCAGGAACACCCTTACCGTACATAACCTTGTAGGCGGCTGCCTGCTTTGCCCGGGTCGTACCGGTCCCGAGCGCGAACCGAATCAGTGTACGGGTTTCTTTGGTCAGACCGGGGTACTTGGTCGTCAGAAGTTTCAGGTTACGGGCCGACATCGTAAACAGACGTACGGCGCGCTTCGTCTGATACGCCAAAGGGTGACCGTACCCCTTGGCGATCCGGGGGTTCGTCGTGACGAAGAAATGGCGGACGTCACCCAGTAGACGCCTGACTCTCACACCCTTGTACACTTTCGTGCCTTTGGCAAGACCTGTTTCCTCGAAAATCATCTCTACTAAGAGTAACGACGAAAAAATGTCCGGACCGGCAAAGTATATAGCTTTGCTCATGCGTTCGCGCGAAAAAGCGCACATGTACCACCTGACGACCAAGTCGTTCGCGGAACATAAAGCGCTCCAGGCGTACTACGAGGGTATCGTACCCCTGCTCGACGCGTACGCCGAGGCCTACATGGGCAAATACGGTCGGCTCAAGCGCATGACGCTCCCGCGTAACACACGGACGAGGGTGAGCGCCCGCGCATACTTCAAGGGTCTGCTGACGCGCATACGCGCGTGCCGTATGCCACGCGACACCTACCTGAAGAATATTCAGGATGAAGTTACGGCGCTCGTGCGGTCGACGCTGTACATGTTAACGCTGAAATAAAGAATTACAGCTAAACTATATATAAATGCGGGTACTCGTGCTCGGGTCAGAGGGAGTCATCGGGCGCGCTTTTACGCGATACGTTAAGCAACAGGGTCACCAAGTGACTGAATGGGATATTGCACTAGACACGGAACATGATTTAAGAGTTGCCAAATCTCTTTATTTTATTTTAAAAGAAGTTGAGTTTGTAGCGTTTTTTGCATTTGATGTCGGTGGGTCAAAGTATTCAACCACTACGGCCGAGTACATTTCCAATAATATGAAACTCCTGGAAAATACATTTAGTGCGATTAGGGATTCAGGTGTTCCATTTATACATACGACGTCCCAAATGTCAAATATGGATCATAACCCGTACGGTCCACTCAAACGTATCGCTGAATTTTATACCGAATATTTAGGAGGAATAAATATTAAAGTATGGAATGTATACGGCCCCGAAGAGATTGGAGATAAATCTCACGCCGTTGCTGATTTTATACACCAAGCTAAAACCGGTGGACGTATCAGTATGCTCACCGACGGCGAAGAGACGCGCCAGTTTCTTCATACCGAAGATTTTGCGGTAGCGGCATGTCACATTATGGAAAATTTCGAATCTGTAAAAAGTAAATATGGCTCAATGATAGATATAAGTAATTACGAATGGGTAAGTATTAAAACTGTCGCTGATATCATTGCACAATTTTACAACGCAGAACTCTGCCCAGGATCAGTTACATCAAGCTTTCAGACAAAGGTTAATGAACCACGGCCCGATTTCCTTGCATCCGGGTGGAAACCCCGTATCAGTTTGAAGGATGGGATCGAAGGCCTGTGTGCAAAGTGAACAGTTCGCCGGCCCTAATATAATCAGCGAGCGGATTGCGCGACGTCGCAAGTTCGAACGTTTTGGCATTCGCGTTCTCGGAACACATGGATGTCCAATCGTCCCCGACGCGCCCGATCCACGGATGACACACGACCCGTTTCGGAACTCTTTTGTGATCAAAAAAACGACCCATAATGTAATCGTCACTGATGTACATGACCGGATCAACGTCGGCTGACAATGGCGGCAGATCCGGAAACCCTTTGAGGACCCCGAGCCGAAACATCGTCCCGAACCCATTCTCGAGAATGTCCGCCCGGTTTCCGTGCCCCCATACAATTCCGTAACGAAGTTGTCCCGTGTGACGCAACACCGTTTCGGGATAATACATTCCGCTGTAACCAACGACGTCGCCGAATTGTTTCCATCCCTCGTAGAGTCCTTCGATGAATCGCGGCGCGTACGTCATATCGTCGTCGAGCGTCACGACGAGCGTCTCTGGATCGGTTTCGTGGGCGAGAATGGGTAGAATTTTGTTGAGACACGCCCGGTCGTGTTCGAGTTCGATCACGTGTACGCCTAGTTCTTTTAGTTTCGGGATGAGGCCGGCGTCGAGCGGTTGCCGAAACCTAATGTATGCCAGCGGAATGTTCACATACATGGCATCTGGTTTTAAACTACCGGCCTGAATGCTCTCGATCGTCCCTACGATGGATTCTTCGCGTGTCGGGATGACTGTCATCGTCGTTACTAAGCGAACCATTAAAGATACATCCCTAAATATCTTTAGTTTGATGTCTATTGACCTAAGAGACTTGGACATTGTATATCTTCACGGCCCACACAGACCAGAACGTAAAGACCATATGGAGGTGCACCTACAAGAAAAGGGTCTGACGGCCGAATGTCACGTGGGCGTATGTGACAAAGGTCCACTGAGCGGTGTCCTTGGTATGATTTCCATCATGAAGAAACGTCTTGAAGGTGAATTCAGACCGTTCGTATTACTCGAAGATGACTGTAGCCCGACGAAATGGTTCAGACACGTGTTCCCTGTACCGAAAGACACAGACGCTATGTACCTAGGCTTGAGTACGTACGGTATTCATCCTGTGCATGACTTTGGTATTCCACAAGTTTCGTATATGGGGGTTCCCGGTGAACCGGGACTTGTAAAACTTTTTAATATGTTGTCAAATCATGCCATTTTCTTTGTATCAAAACGATGGACCGAGAACTGTCTGTCGTGTTTCAAACGAACTGTCGCGCGTGCAAAAGACCCACGCGCATACGACATCGAACAGTGTCGCACAATTCCAAACTTTAATGTCTACGCTCTCCGTGAGCCATTGTTCTTCCAGGATTCAAAGGTGGGTGGCCAGGAGGATGCAACGTACGTAACGTTTAAAGAATAGAATCTTTTTTAAAAAAATGGTCCTCACTGTAAACTTATTTGACATGGAGTTTGCACATGCGCGGGTGGCACACGGGTGTGATGCATGCGGTCTACTTCCCGCTACGAAGATTCAATATGTACGCGACCAGATGAAATGGGACGGTATTACGCTCTTCACAGATCGATGCATGACATATGTCGACCAGGTCCAATCGCGTATCAAAATCGCCTGGATCCTAGAACCCCCGGTGATTAGGAATACATGGTATACCAACAGCAACCATAAATATCTTGAAGAGAAGTTTGATTATATTCTGACATGGCACCCGGATCTACTCAAAAGTAATCCTCAAAAATATATCAAATATATTACGTCAGCGGTTCGTATACCTGAGTCGGATCGATCTGTGTACGAAAAACCAAAACTACTATCACTCGTGCTCTCGGAAAAAAAAGATGCAATTGGTCATCGTCTCCGGCACGATATCACTGAAAAATTTGGTGCCCATATGGATACGTACGGCGGCCAATACCTTCCGTATCCAGAAAGTCTCGATGCATACAAAGATTATGCATTTGTCATCGTCACGATGAACTGTAGCATAGATAATTATTTTACAGAATATCTAACACATGCATTCGTGACCGGAGCTATACCTATTTTATGGGGGTGTCCGAATATTGGCGAATTCTTCAACACGAAGGGTATTATTCATTTTGAAACACTCGATGACCTTGAAAAGATTTTACCAACTTTAACATTTGAGTTGTACGAATCCATGAAACCGTACGCTCTTGAGAATTTTGAAAAAGCCAAGGGTTGTATAAGTATAGATGACAGTGTCGCCGATTGTATTGCGCACCTGAACGATTTCAGAGCGTGATTGTACCCGGTGGAACAATGTCATCAATTCGAAACCGAGGTCCCTTCGGTCCAATCCATTTGAGAGGCGCGACCCCGGGTGCATCGCGCAAATATTTTGCCATCAGGTATGCATTGAGAGACAATGACGAATTTGCAATGACAAAAGAGTCACATAGACTCATGAGCCATAACGTACGGACTGGATCAGGTTCATCAACAAATACCGTGTCGCGTGTCTTCCACACGTCCCAGTGTTTGATACTCTCTATGTCGTCCGAAAACACGAGCAGACGTCCTGTATTTATATGTCCGAGTGCATTTTCGTAATACTCTTCCGGTAGAACGGTGTGAATATCAGGATCGGATAAGTAGTCTGTTCGGCGAACATGAACACATACAGTTTTCTCACCGGACCGAAGTTCGTCATATTCTTTTTTCATAAAATCATCTCCTAGGTTTGTCCGAAATTGTTTAATAATATCTCCCATATAATCCCAAAAATATTTATACGATTGGAAATATCCTTGCACGAAAACGACAATGTCCTTAGGAACCTTAATCGGTTCGTACATATAACTTGGTTCCGTGTACATGTAACCTTTGGTTTGCACGATGGGTGACGCTCGATTTACAAAGTCGACATGATTGAAAATTTTGTCATACAGGGCTATATTTTTTCGTTTCGCATCATGATAATCAGAGTTGAAGTACATCGGTACACCGAGTTTCTTCGAAACGGCAAACGCCGTGTGGTGATAATATAGAAGGTTACCTAGCCCTCCACCGTACGGAAGAAACACGATCGCCATCTCTACTTACATCGTACACGGAACCTTTATATGTTCTATGATTTATTCAAATGAATAATAAGGCGGTCATCGTTGGCAAGCTCACTTGGAAGATGATATACTTGGTCTGTGCGACCCTTGACTATAGCAAGAAGATCATCCTTATTGATATTCACCCAGTCTACAGTGCATATGCCATCAGATGGAGCCGTTCCAAACAAACGGAAGTCGTCAATTATGATTATAGCTTTATTTCTAAATAAGTTGTTAATATGAGTAATCTCTTCGACGAGAGGGCAATCTTTTGCACCTCGGCCCGTAATGCCCAAAGACCAGTGACCGTCGAGAAAAAAAATCACATTGTCGTTAATAGTTGGTAGAAGTTCGGGTAAAACGATGGAACTGTCACCCAATAGAAACTTGAGTTTATTTGTCGAGTATCTCATCTTAGCATTATAATGAAGACGCTCGTCAAATTCAATAGAATATACCTTATCAAATACCGGCTCCATCGTTCGAGACGTGTCGGCAAGATAAGTACCAGTCTCGATAAATATAGGGTATTGTTTGAAATCTTCTTTTAGATTATATAAAATTGAAATAGGAAGCGAGGGCATTATAAATAAATGTCACGGTTTCTTTAACTAAACAGTGCCGAGTTTTACTAATCAATGTGTGGGGCGTAGTAACATAAGCGTGTTATTAGAATTATTAAATTCATATGGTAACATAACAATTTGCACATCGCAATTAAACATTTTTGAATATTCAATTCCGGCTGATCTGAATTTATCCAAACCGGTATAATGTATATCTTCAACTACATAAATACCACCCGGTTTAAGTTTGTGGATAGAATTTCGTAGGAATACATCGTTTGCTGAAAATTCATGAAGACCGTCGTCTACAATAACATCAAATTGCACATCGTCGCCTATATTTTTCCACAAATCCTTTACACTTACGGCGTCGCGCTGGTCTACATAATACGTTTTAATACGATCATCGGTAAATAGTATAGTTTTGTCAATGTCGGCACCATAAATTTCGGCATTTTTGAACCAGTCTCTCCACCCTCGAAGTGATGCACCGGGCATGCCGTTAATTCCCATGGTCGAAGGAAGACCTGGATTATTCGTACCGATACCTAGTTCAAAAATATTTACACCGGGCTGACCCACTAGATGCCCAAAAAGAGACGAATACACCGTTGTATAATTATGTTCCGATAGACCTTTGTCACTCCCGCGTGATTTCATAATATGACACAACTCCGTCATATAGGTTATATAAGTCCATTTCCTTTAAATATCTTAGAAAGGACATCCACGGGGGCCGGTAATGGAACATTTGGTGTCCACGGGATCAACTTTGTTTTACCGTCATGATGAATCCCGTCGCGTATAATTCGTTCGAATGTGTCCATGGTCCGTTCGGCAAAAATACCAACATCGGCGTGATGCGAATACGTGTTAATCTTGTTCAGAACGTGTTTCGCGTCTCCAAAACTCGTGAGATGCCACCCAGCGTACGTAAATCGATTAAACGACCAGCGGTTGTCTCGAAAAAATGTCGGTCGGCGGGTTTTCATATCGGCGGCGGTCGTAATCACGGTTCCGAACCAAGGTTCACCTATGTGAAGGTACTTGAATGAATATTCAAACATCCACATGTGAATGACGACCGGAAGAGTTTTGAGGGGAATGCGAGCCAGGTCGGGTATTTCGTCCACGTCACTGAGCATGACGGTCACGTCGTCCGGTACATCCGCGAGGCCGTGTACGATATAATCCCGTTGGAACTTTTCGCGCCCGAGGGCGTTGGTATCCATGGGCATCTCTTCCGCCCGGATAACAATGTGTGTGATCTTATGGAGCCACTGTGCATATCGCTGCTTGTTCCGTTCGAAGAATAGTTCTTTCGGAAGACCGACGTGGTTAAGTTCCGACTCGACGAGTACGAACCGATCGACGTACGGATCAAGTACGGTAAGACGAAGCTCGAGAATATCGAGCTCGTTATAAAAAATGAAAGTATCAATGATCATCTAAAGTTACAGAGGTACTATAACTTTAGATGAGCCAGCTCGGTGCCGATAAATGGGTTCTGTCGGTCGTCACGGAGCCGAGTTTTTACCTCGACATAGGGTGTCAAGATGGGACATTTCTGAGCAATAGTCTTTTGCTCGAACAGAATGGATGGAAGGGTATTTGCGTAGACGCCTTCCCTAAAAATTTTGACGACCGGAACACGACCGTCGTGAAAGCTGTTGTGTACTCGTGCGACGACAAGGAGGTTGAATTTTCTTATTCGGTCCAGGAACCCTGGTGTAGCGGCATTACGACCGAACTCGGTATGCACAAAGATAACTTGTTCAAGTATACTACCATCCAGAAACACATGTTCAAGACGCGGACGCTCGAGAGTATTCTCGTCGAGCACGACGTGCCGTCCGAAATCGGATATATGAACCTTGATATCGAAGGTGCCGAGTACGAGGTCCTTCGGGTATTCCCGTTCGATAAATATACATTCAAGTGTATTTCGATCGAACATAACTTTGAGGTTGAAAAGCGAAACAATATTTTCAAACTTCTGGTCTCGAAGGGGTACCAGCTCGTCAAGACGGTCCATGTGGATGACTGGTATGTGAAATCATCCTGATTTCTTCTTCGAGTGACACGTCGTCGATACGACAATAGGCTGCTTTGAGGCCGAGCAGACGACGCATTTCGTGCAGGTCCAAGAACCTAAAAAACTTTTGTTTCTCCGTGATATTCCGGAACGGCATTTTGCGATCCTTGAGGGCTTGGCACACGGGCCAGGTCGCACCGCGCAGCTCGTACAGTTCGGCCTCGTGGGCGTCCAACCTAGGAAGAATGTTCTCGCGGATGAGACGGTGCACCTCTTCCATAGTTGTACATAGAGTTTCATATTTATGTCTAGGGATGGAGACACTCGGACTCTTTTGGCACACGCGCAAGCTGACCTGGACCCAAAAGGTTCAGTTGGCACTGGTGGCACAACACGCCGCCGGTGATGCGCTCGCCATCTCGGTCCTAATAGGCCACGCCGCCCTTCTTCAACACCATAAGACCCATGGTGATCATGGCCAAGCCGACGTACTGACTCCAGTGGTTGAGACGCTCGCCCAGAAAGATGTACGCCGCCAGGGATTCGAGCAGGCCCGAGAGGCCATCCCACATCGCATTCGTGAACAGGACGTTGCCTTGTTTGAGAGCAGCGATGAGGAAGTATATGACACCGGAATATCCAGCGAGACCGCCGAAAAGATTCGCGAGCTTTCCTCCGCGTGCAAAGAACTTCAATTGAAAGTCTCCAATTATTTCGAAGAGTGATACGAGTACAACATTTAAGAAACTCATGGTGTTACTAGTGGTGGAGAATTTCCTTTACATAATTTAGAATGAGCAGAGTACAGGCTGTTCAGTTACTCGCCCGAGGACCCCAGGACTTGTGGCTCTCGGGTGATCCGCAAGTAAGTTTTTACAGATCGACGTACCGTCGCCACGAACCATTCGCCACGACGACCGAGACCCAAACTGTTCCGCGAGATGGTAAAGTACGCCTGGTACGTAAGGGTGATCTTTTGGGATACATGTACCTGACGGTTCACGATCCGGACACAGGTTACATCGTTCCCGGGCTTACGTGGACGTCTCTTCTCGATCGGGTCGAACTTGTTATCGGAAATCAGACTGTCGTGACACACGATACGGTATACCTTACACAAATTCGGCCAACCCTCGAGGCTAAAAATCTGTCCCAACGAAGCTCTACGAGTTTTCTTCCACTTGGATTTTTTACCGACCAAACCCCTTTACCTTTGTCGGCCATGAAGTATACAGACATCGATATAGTACTCGCCGGTCAGTCCCAGTCCTACGGATACAAACTATGGACTCAGCAAATTCATCTCGGTGACGCGGAGCGAAACTGGTTTAGCACGACGCCTCATAAAATGCTTCTTACCCAAGTTCAACGTCTTCCGGTGACGACCGAACCATCGTTTCGCGGACCGATAAAGTACCTTGCATGGCCGACACTGAATTATAACGACCTGTATTCGTCGATAAAATGGAATGTTAAATTTTCGGGTGGAACCGTGGGTGTTTCGAGCGCGAGTATATACGACGGCAACGTATACGTCGTAGGAAACTATTCCGGTGGCGCAGTGACATTCTATAACCCGGACGGTTCTGCTTTCGGAACCACGCTCCCACAAATAGGAAACCAGGCTGTGTACATTGCGAAATACGACACAAATGGATATGTTCAATGGTGTACATGTATAGGTTCACCAGCCGAAACTGATAACGTGAATGATGTTCAGGTTGACTCGACCGGCGTTTATGTCGCAGGTATCTTTAGAGGAACGGCATCGTTTTATAATTCGGACGGAGCTCCATCCGGCCAAACACTCACTACAATTGTAGCCGGGGGTGAAAATGGATACATCGCTCGGTATACACATGCGGGCGTACTCGAGTGGTGTACACGATTCGGTCACATAACGTCCACGGGCCATGTCAGGAACTGGACAATAAAAATAGACGCATCGAGTGTTTACGTTTCGGGCCGGAGTGGTCAATTCCAACCTATTAGGTTTTATAATTCAGATGGATCTCTTTCGGCAAATTCTGATACATCTATAGTATGGGTTTCATATATTGCAAAATACACAAAGAGTGGGTTTCTCACATGGCGATCTACCCAGACACAGAATCCTGAAAATTATGGACTCGCTGTAGGTGACACGGGTGTTTACATAACGTCGGCTATAGGTGACAGTACCATGAATTTCTACAACTCGGATGATACATTGACTAGTGGACGAACGCTCACGGGTACGTCCCAATTCATATATCTGGCACGGTACGATACAACGACCGGTATGTGTGATTGGTGTACACGTATAACATCCGGGGCAGGTAACTTCTCACGTACGGCCGATTCAGACTCGGTCGGGAATGTATACGTGGTCGGAATTGGTAATTCACTTACAGAATTTTATAATTCAGACGGGTCCAAAGCATCCGCGTCTATATCGGCGTCGGGATCATACGGACTCGTCGCGTCGTATGATTCGTCCGGATTTTTCAGATGGGCGGCTCGCATAACAGCCGATCGGATCAATTCGGTAGCATGTTATGACGACCGGGTATACGTAAGTGGGATGTTTTCAGGGACGCAATGTCTCCCGTATAATGCAGACGGAACGCCGTTCAGTAAAATCCTGACGCGCCGGAGCACAACGCGCGACACGTATATAGCGGCCTATACGAATACGGGCAAAGTTCTATGGATCGCACAGGGTGCATCATCGATCAATAGCGCAATGGGGCGCATTGATGCAGATTCATCCGGTGTTTACTTTACAGGTTCATTTACAGGTGGGCCAATGCGAATATACGGGACCTTGGGGCAAAAGTCCACAACGGACCTGACACAGCTCGGTACACAATCTGGATTTGTTGCAAAACTTTCACTCTAAAGTTATGAGACGACTGTTGTGTAATGTTCACCGTCGGAAAGTTTAAGGTTGATATCTTGGCCGACGACCAGTACATAGGTGCGTGCCTAAGTCGCGGCCACGAATGGGACGCCTGGATGCGTCAGGATCTTCCGCACCTCGTGAAACCCGGTATGGACATTCTGGACATCGGTGGTAACATTGGCTGGAATGCACTCATGTTTTCGGATTACGGTCCGGTCCATACGTTCGAACCATTGTACCACCCGATTGCTCAAAAAAATGTCGACCAAAACACGACCACGTGGCCCATCACAGTTCACCCATACGGCCTCTCGTCCAGCGAAGCTACCGTGCCTATATACCAAGAACGGCACAATGCGGAATCGACGTGTAACTATGGTGGATCGACGCTCGTGCCACACGACGTTACCGGGTACGACCGCGTGGCCGACATTCAAGTCAAGCGTCTAGATGACGCGTACACCGGTACACCATGTCTTATCAAGATTGACGTCGAGAACCACGAACTCGAAGTACTCAAAGGGGCGGCCCAAACCATTCGAAAACACCTACCGCACATGTACGTTGAAATTTTCGATTTCGACAACGGACCGGTTCCTAAATTTCTCAAAGAACTCGGGTACACACAGATCCTCCCTCGACCCGAACACAACTATCTCTTCGTTTCTCCCCTAAAGACGTGACGTGCCTAGTACGTAAATGGGGGACACGATCACGTCGCGTTTTATTCAGAAGTTCGACTGTGCCAACGAGTCTCACGTCAAGTGGCTCCAGAAGATGACTGTGCTCGCGCCGACCCTCGGTGACCCGACGGCCCGGAACCAGATTGTCGACGAGATTAATGCCAATCCGATGAACCTAAAAGTTACGACGGTCGAGGCACTCGATTGGCCACACATTCATTTCGTACTCGCGACGGCGTACGCAACCAAGGTTCTGACCGGCAAGGCGTACATTCCTCCGGCACGTGCGTAAAATTTTCTGTGTCCAAAGTAAAGATGGTCGGAACTCCTACTGGATTTCTAAACTCCAAGCGTCGCGTCATTACCCGTACGGCCGCCGGTAAGTACGTTGCGCGTACGGCCGCGGGCGGTCTTGCATACAACCCCAAGGCGAAGTTCCACAAGAGCCCAGGCGGTACCGAGCGCGCGACCAAGTATCTAAAGAACCTGATGGTGATTCCGTCGCCGATCCGCCCTAAGTTTAACCGCAAAGAGCGCGCGAACACGGGGGCTAAACGTGCGCCGTACGCCAAGCGCGTCCGGGGCGTTCGTGTCCTGCCCGTCAAGCGCCGCGCGTACATAGCCGAGATGTTTGAGCGCGCGTCCTAGAAAAATAATGTCAACCGAGAGTAAGACCATGCCATCTCCCAAACGAGCAAACTATAATAACAATAAGGCCTTTGAGAATGCGCGCGCAAACTATAACCGTAAAGGTAAACGCGCTGCGTCCCCGGCGCACACGCTCGAGGGTAATATCGGACACATGAACAGACTGCTCAACACGATGAATCTCGCAAATCTGTATCGCCTTCGTCTGACGAGCAAAGCGATGCGTAACAAAATCAACGCGACGGGTGTTATACAACGTAAGATCCCGGCGGCTCTCCGTGCCGAGGTCCAGAAGCGCGCACGCAAACGGGCCGCCGATCCAATGTTCGGGTATCTCAACGCGTACCAGTGGCGCCGACAAATGTTCCCCGAACATAGCCTCGGTCTACACCCGACCGTCGGTGTTACGAGCCGGCTGACGACGCATCATCGCATGGGTGAGCACATTCGTAATTTTGCCGGTCGGACGTCTCGCGGCGTTCTGCCCCGGGTACACAAAAATCTGTACGCCACATGGGCGCTGGAACATAATGAGGGTCGGCCATACGTGCCGAACAACCGGAACAAACAGGCGGTCGCGCGCGCCCTCCTCGCCGCATTCCGCAAACGTAAGGCTGCCCGGCGCTAAATTAAATTGTACAGATGGGTAAGCCGATCGGTATACAATCCGTACGGGACCTCGAGTGACACCAGTTCGCCACTGATTCGAAACCCGTCACTCGTCTGTACCAGTTGACTGATTGTCACCATGTCGAGGTAGGCCTCGACGCAAAAAACTTTGAGAGCATCCATTTCCCACGTGTTGATATCAATCAGAGATAGGTCTTCGCCGACCGGAGGTCCGCCATCGAGCTGAAAATCAAACATTGTCGGCGAAGGCCATTCCTTTTTCTGGCGCACATGTCGTTCGATCATGTGCGCCATAAGAAGCGCATCCTGTCGTCGCCGGAAGACGACGGTGGCAATTTTCATATTTTCGTTCGATGTCCGCCACGCAAACACCGAATTTGCATTACTGTGCAAAGTAAAAACCTTTTTGGGCTTTTTGTCGCCCCGTGGTACACGCGTCGGCGGACGTGCGATGGTCAACATCCCGTTTACGTTGAAACGTGGGGATTCTTTACGTAGCGATCAGCGACGCTGTCAGTCTCCTGACCTTTGTAGCCCGCGTACGACTTGGTCAAGACGAGCCATAGAGCGACGAACCCTGCTGCGGTCAGAAGTGGACCAGATTTCATTTTACTCTACCCAAACATTTTCATTCACCTGAAATGCGTGTCCAGAAATCTTCAATCTTGTGCTCTTCGTCGACCGGTGCAGGCGGGGGCTTCTTTTTCGTGGCTACAACATCCGCGACCGCCTCGGCTTCGGCTGCCTCTACAGCAGCCTTGGCTTCCTCGGCTTCGGCCTCAGCCTCCTTTTCGAGTTTTTTCAGTTCGTACATGATATCGGCCAACGAAAGTCGGTCGCAGATATCATCCACGTCGATGTCACCACCCTGTGCGGCGGCGAGCATTTCGGCAAAAACACGTTTCGGACGAGTCATATCTCTCATGGTCGGAGATAAAAGCTCGTTTTGTCGGACGCGCTCAGGGCTTTTTTAAAATCAGGATTATTGAGTACGCACTCGCGTATCAGAATCCATAGGTCAGAACGGTCCGAAATACCTTCGAGTGTGTCCCATCTCATTTCCGTATTTTCGTCGTGATTCTTTTTGAACGGAACTTGATTCGTTTCCATTTTGGTCCGTTGGTCATAAAATTTTTCTATGACGTCCGTCTGTTCTACGGCCGACATGGGAAGATCGAGAACGTATACGTGGTAGACACTTATGGTATCGGCATCGGCCTCTGTGTCCCCCGGTCCTTTATAATCGGTCGAGAACCGAAAGTATGTATAGGCACCACGTTTCATATCTATAGTCCCCCTGGTCTCTTCGTGAAGTTCACGAACGGCACACCGCAAGGGATTGTAGACTTCGCGACGGCGACACCCGCCTGTGACAAACGTCCACTCTTTGTATCGCCGGTCGTGTACGATGAGCATGTGTGGTCGGTTACCGATCATCGTCACTGGAATAGCTATCGATTTGTGTCTCTGACGTAGATGCGGATCCGCCATGGCGGTCGCCTTCTACCATTGGGCCTTCAAAAAAATTAGCCATTGTACGCGTGGATGGATCGTACGTAATCAAGAACAAGAGACCTATGAGCAACACCCATCGCCAAATCTGCATCCTACTTTAGTCCCAATACAAAAGTGACGCCGTTCCTCCTTTGACCTCGAGGACATTATACCCGACGGCATACATGTACTGGCCGGTACACATAGATGTCAGTGGAACGGCGGTCGGGGTGACGATTTGAAATTTGTCTATCCGTGAAAAGTTGAGTGTACCGGTCGGCTGGAAGGAGCTGGTGTCGAGACAGAAGGGAATGACGGCAACGTCCCCATTTAGGTACCCGTTCTGGGTATGGTAATATGTGTTCACGTCGGTCCACTGAGCCAGGTGTCTCGATTCACCAATGTCCGTGCCGTTCACCTGTGTCTTAAATTGGTAATCCGCGACGGACATTCTTCTGGTATTTACAAAGAAAATTTAGTTAAAAAAAGACTATTTGTACCAATAGATGTCGTCATGGTGTTATTTCGGGACGATACCATATCACGAGAATCACTCGGATCATAAAATGTAATTGGGTTACTCGAATAGTTCCCGGATATATAAACTCGTCGGTGCCGCCCGTTCCGAGATTGTCGTCGCCTCTGTGACCGGCCAAACCTGTGTCGAGAATGTCGTGTCCTGTGAATCAACCTGTTGGCCACCGATGAAAAGATCGACGCGAGAAATGGCCGAGACCGGAAATGTCGCCAGTGTGATATTTGTCACCGGGTCACTTGCGGTGATATAACATGCGCCGAGAAGATCGCCTCGACGATCAAACGTAACCGAATCTTGTGCAAAATTCATTTTTTCAAGAGACATACCAAACGGCACGTGCCGCCGATACATCGATCGAAAAAATGAAACTTGGGGATCACCCGAAAGCCACACATCCTGCGGCCCGGTGGCAATTAATTGAGCTACTTGCACGTCAGCGCTCATCTTCTATCATCTGGATGGGAAAAATTAACCGTCTCTCGCCTGACTTAAATGATGACGAAAGCTTTCTGAACGTGCGGATGGGCGTTTCCGGCCTGATAGATCTGGACCGCGTTTATATTATATTTTGCAGTGAGTTCCCGATGGGCTCTGGATTCACCGGATGACAAAGTCTCCCAGCCAATACTGCCTCCCCAGTCGTCGTAAAGCAAGAAAGTTCCTTTTTTGTACAATTTATTACGAAACATGAAATCCAGAACTGTATAAGCAGACGAGTATATATCAACGTCTATGTCTATTATGCACGCGGGCTTGAGCCCGAGCTTGTGTACAATGTCATCGGTAAGAGTCTGATCATAGAAACCCACTACCGGTTTGTACTTTTCGTTTGAAACTATCTCTTCAATCCTTTTACTCGCTGCATCTGGTGTAGTCGTGGTTGTAAACTTACGAGAGTCGAAACCACCCTCGCACCATTCACCCTGGTGAAGGGGCTCGGCGTCGCAAAATGGGAGGCCCTCGAACGAGTCAAATCCCCATATCTTGTCGAAGCAGTCCCCGGGAACATTTTCTAAGAATATCTTTACACTTTCTCCGGTAAAAACCCCAAACTCATAAATATCGGTGTCGGTAGTTTTTTCAAAATTTAAACCACTCAGGAGATGATGCCGCCAGGTGTTCATTCATCTGTAAACATTTCATGTCTTTAAGAGCTGTAAAGCAGGGCGCCCATACCAGCCTGAATACGAAGCACGTTGTAGTTTACGGCGTACAGGTATGCGGCATTGGTATTCTGCGAGTTCTGGTTCAGGGTCTTGACGCTGATGGTCGAAGGGGTCACTATGCGGTAGGTGTCAATGCGCGAAAAGTTGAGCGTACCGGTCGGCTGTAGCTTGGCGGTGTCGAGGCAGAACGGCACGATCGCGACGTTCGACACGGCACCGAACGGGGCGTAGCCGTTCGGCGTGTGGTAATACTGGGTCGCGTCCACCCAGTTGATCAGCGCCTTGGACTCACCGATGTCCACGCCGTTCACCTGCGTCTTGAACTGGAGCTGGGCGGCGGTCGACGCGCTCGAGTTGTACACGGACGTGTAGCTGTTGGACGAGAATGCCAGATACTTGATCGGGTGGGCAAAGGCGAGCTCCATCACCGGCGTGGCCGGGATGAACTGGCGCTGGACCTGGGTGATGAGCATGTCCTGTGCGTTCTTGGCAAAGTAATCACGCTCGGACTGATCGAGGTAGATGAAGTTGGTCCACAGGATGTACTGCAGAGAGCCGTAGGTTGCCGAGGGCGCGACGAGGCTCGCGCCGCTCGTCGCCGCCAGACCGAGATTCGCCGACCAGGTGATACGGATCTCGACGTCGTGGTACTGGAGCGCCACGAGGGGCAGGGCCGACTGCCAATCCTTGCAGAAGAAAAACTTGAGAGCCTGGAAGGAGTTGGTGGTCGCACCCGGGTTGATACCACCGGCGTACGGTGCAAGCAGGCGCTGGTTGGTGTTCACAGAGCCGACAACCGGCTCGATGTTATTCATCCATTCGCTGTCCTGCATGTCAATCACCTGGCCGCCGATGAGCAGCTCCACCTTGTCGATGATGTTCGAGGTCCAGTTCAGGTTGGGTACCATGGCACCGTTACCATCGCGGGCCGTCAGGTACACGTACGACAGGAGGTCACCCTTCTTCTCGAAGCGGATCGTGGAAATACCACCAGCTGACGGAGTACCGCTAATCAGCTGGCGCTCGACCGAGTTGGCGAAATGCGTGTAGCGCTTGTACGACGAACGGTAGAATGAAACCTCGGGTTTACCGGTGAGGTATGCGTCCTGAGCGCCAACCGCGACGAGCTGAACAATACCACCGCTCATTTACTCAGAGGCGGTATTTTTTTTTCACTTTGCGTAATCCGAAAACGCCGGCTGAGCGAGTGGGTTGTTTGCCCGGACAGATTTGGCCAACGTCAGATCGGCCCGGATTTCGTTCCCTTTGAACACGTTGAGCTTGTCGTACTGGGGCGGAACGTACATGTAATTCTTTGATCCGTCGGCCGGTCGAAGAGGCAGCGAGCTCGCCTCGAGACGGGTTGTCGTGTTCGCACCGAGCTGACCGACCGGATCGGCGCGAACGTTCATACGACCGGCATTCGCCGCCCGGTCGGGATTCACACGATTCTCGGACCAGCGCGTCATGCCGTTGTTGAGCAGCGTGCTGTCGTACGCCTGGCCGATCATGTACTGGGCCGGACCGTCACCGAGCGTGTCATCACGGTACCCGGTCTCCTGGCGGTTAGTCGTCCGGCGCGTCTTTTGGAAATCGGGACGACCCTCCGGTGCAGTGAGAGCACCGCCCTGACCCTGGCCGCGATTTTGGGTCGGGGCACGATGCCACGCCTTGGACGCCTTGGCGTGGTGTGTAATTTCACCCATCGTCGTACCGCCATTCTTGACGACGGCATTTGCCGGTCCGCCCCAGTTTCCTTCGAGGTTATGCAGACGCTCCTCGTTGATGTTGTTTGGCAGGACGCGGAAAAACTGTTGAAACCCGCCTGCGGCCGGCGTGTTCGGGTCGAGACCGAGACCGCGACCGACATTCACCTTTTCGCCCGGATTGAGATTATTCATCCGGTTCGATACATTTTCGCGCGCCGACACGTCATACACGGGCTGGCCGAACGGAAACCGCTGACCGTTCTTGACCCAGGCGTCACCCATGTTCGGTGCAATTTCTTTGGGTTTCAGGCGCCAATCACCTGCAAACCCACGTCCGATGTCGGGAGTCATAATTGTTTCGTCGAACACGGGGTCCTGTGACCGCCGAAATTCAGATTGTACAAGATCACGACGCGTGATGGGCTGGGGTGGCATCGTCGCGGCGTCATATTCAGTCGGAGTCGCGTCGCTCTTTCGTTTACCTACGTAGACGAGACCTGCGACTGCGGCCAATGACAATAGGTCCATATATAATACACTTTATATTTTACTTCTTTGCGTAGCGCTGAGCGTACGAGTCAGTCTGGTACATGGCGTACGTGCTGACCGGATCGTCGAGCTGGACGCGAATCTCCTTCTCGACACCGTACAGGATAGGAAACTCGAAAGGTTTCGCGTCATAGTACTTGTTGTGACGGGACGTGCTCTGGGAACGAAGGGAATCGTCCGTCATGACCATATCGACGTAGTTGGTGTTTTTGGGGCCGATCCAAACACCCTCCTCGAGAACAAGATCTCCAGTCTGAAGGCGAGGCATTCTCTTTTACTCTAGACTGGGTAAATTTTCTAGCGACCATTGCCACCGCGCATCTGTACGCGCTCGGGAAAACGGGCGTTCGGATTACCTTCGGGGTCGCACGCCCACGGCGTGTCGCGGCACTGAGGCTCGAACGGCCGACCGTACGCCGCCTGAGCGAACGTCGACTGGTCGTTCGGAACGGTCGAACTGGCCGTCGTGTAAAAGTTACGTTCGGCGTCGCGGACGCGCTCGAACGGGTGGATCGTCTTCCACTGATTTTCAACCTCGGTCTTGACGGACGGGTACCATGCTGCGGACGGCCGCGCTGGGTCATCACCGATGAGCATGTTCGCCATGGGGTTTGCGATGGTCGGCATGGTCACGCCCTCGATTCTCGCACCGGCGAACGGGGCCCGGGCGCCATCTGGTATCATTCCGTTGTAAAACAATGCATAAAGGATCGCGAGCACGAGTACACCGAGTGCGAGCACACGGCCATCCTTACGGATGAGCAACACGATCGCGGTGGCGTATATTATGAAACGCGTCGTCGCCTCTACACGTTCTTGGGCAGTCTGACGCGCGCTCGGCCAAAAATCCAAAAGAGCTTCGCGGCGAAAGAGACCTTCTTCCATTTACTCTTTGTTGGAGAACTTTTTCATGGCATCAGGTCCCATGAGGGATGACATCAGACCGGACATGTTGTCCATGAGTAGCTTCTCGTCGAGCTGGCCTGACCCATTCTCGGTCATCTGGGAGGCACACTTCTGGGCGACGGACTCAATCATGGCCAGAGTCTCGGCCGGAAGGGTCGAGATGGTCGTACCCAGAATGTAGAGCGTCTGGAGGTACTGCCAAATGGCACCCTTGGTCGTATCGGACAGCTCATCGGTCCAGATGGCCGTGATGTTGAGCCGCTTCAGGAACGGGATGGAATCCGTGTGCTCCTTGAAAAACGCCTCGTCGCGCTGCATGACACTGTTTGCGTACGGCGTGATCGACTCCATGAAATTGTTCATGGGCGAGCGAGGCGCCGTCTTACGTAGAAGTTTAAACTGGGACTGAAATTTGCCAAACGACTTTTCGTTCGGGAACGTCAGTACGAGTTCATCCAGGAACTGCTGAAGCATGTCATTGAAAGCAGAGATGGTAGAGGTGGCCATTTAATGGTACATGTTCGGTTGACTTTAACTCTAGTACGGCTCGGTCGATATAGTCTCCTTGGACGCACCGCCGCGCGCGACGATAATGTAGACCAGAAGGCCGACGAGCACTGCAGGTTTGAAATAGGCTGAATTTGGGAGTTTTTCTTTATTCATCGTCGCTTTGAGGTGGATATAGCCGAGGGTCGCCGCCGCGGCGATCATCCCTGCGCTGGACGGCTCACGAAGGTATTCATCCATTTACTTTTAGCATTACTTTTTTTCGGGCGCATCGTCGAACAGGGTTTCTTGGTGGACGGGGGCCGGTGGGACCGGTGGCGCTCCAGTCACCGGAACGCTCTTCAGGTCTTCGGTCAGAGGGGTTTCACCTGGTGCAGTGGCATCCTCGACCGCCTTGTCAAGCGCGGACTCCTCGCCACCGGCGCCGGGAATCTCCGGCTCGGCCTCGGGTTCCGGCTCGGGCTCGGCCTCGGGCTCCGGCTCCGGTATCGGCTCGGACGGACCATTCATGTCGAGTTCGCCACCCGTGAATGCCGGGATGTACGTGTCGAGAATTTGTTGAATCGGAATAAAATCCTCAATCACGTCCCGGACCGCCTTTGTGATCCGGGCGGTAATGTTCGCCCGGCGTTCAATGTCAGACACTTCGTCAACCATGACGTACGGGTCTTCGTAGAGACTTGCGGCCGTCGCCATGTAGCACGAGTGGACAAAAACATCATTCGTCGGCAGCTTGATGTTCAGTTTTTTACACTCGGACGAAATGCGTACCGATGACATGATTTTGACCAGAATCACGAAAACGGCCGCGAGCAAGTTGGGAAACATCGAACACGACTTTATGATCGCCTCCGTGTGCTGCTTCACGATGGTATTGTTCCAGTTTTTGACCTCACGCAAGAGAGCCTGGTACTGTACGAGAATCTTGCGCCCCTGGGCAACCTTCTTCGCCTCCTGGAACAAGTCGGCGAAAGCATCGATCATGACCGGTGCCATGACGCTCGTCAGCTTCGCCATATACTTGCGTTCGGCCTCGACCAACACATCCATTTAATTTTTGCTTCTTTTATTTTCTTCGTAGGTCGGGCGCACATTTTTGATACCAGTGTAACACTGTGTAAAAATTTTATTTCAAGTCAATTACAAAAAACTTGAACATGTACTTTGTCAACAACAACAATATGTTTTTTGAAAATGAGTACAAACTTTTGACAAAATATAATGTTCGTCTGGTATCACACACATTGATCTTGTTTCCGAACAGCCTGAAGATTTAGAAACCCGGCAAATGTGACCCATGCCAAATACGGCCACAGAAGTTTGTCCTGACGGGCCAGGTCGGCAATAGATACCCAAAGCGCGACAAGTATGGTCATGGCGCGTCTCGGATCCTGGCGAACAAAAAACGCATCGTACCATGCATAGTTCAGCGCGATATTCAGTGAGTAGCGCGGCCAGGCTTTGGGGTGTCTGACAAAACTCACCG